CGCGGCGCTGGCGCTTTCTCTGTTAGTCACCGGCCTGGTATGACTCGAAACGGTTGGGCGCTGGCTCGCGTTCGAGCGTTCCTCAAACTGGTGGGTAAGGGTGAGCGGAAGAAAGCTTACACCGGTGACCTTGACCTCTTGCCTGATGGTCACCCATCCAAGCCAGCGGCTGAGAAGAAGACTGAGCTGAATCTGAAGCGATACGATCACATTGATTTCACTCCACCCAAAGGAGCGCAAGAGGCTGGAAGGCGAGCGCTTGAGGTGAGAGAGAGCAAGCCCATCTCTCAGCGAGGTATGACCTCAGTAGGCATCTCTCGAGCTCGCGACTTAGCCAACGGTCGAAAGATGAGCCCTGAGACCGTCCGCCGAATGCTCGCTTATTTCACTCGTCATCAATCTGACAAGCAAGGCTCAACCTGGGACTCTCAAGGGAAGGGCTGGCAGGCTTGGCAGGGTTGGGGCGGTGACGCTGGATTCGCATGGGCTCGAAAGGTAGTTAACCAAATGAACGCTGCTGACAAAAAAGCGCAAGCGCTCAGGGCATACTCTGAAGCGCTCTCAGCTCAACACACTTATGATATTCCTGATGGCCTCACCATTGGCCGGCCTTTCAAGACGCTGTCTCTTGGTCAGGTCAGCTCTCGAATGAGCGGTAAGGATATCGGCAAAGAGATCACTATGGAGATGCTCAGTGAAATGGTAAGGGTTTTTAACGCTCGCCGCGCTGAAGATCCTGTGGTGATTGATTGGCAGCATGCCACCTCTCCTTATCAAGATGGGCCACCAGCTCCACCAGAGAGCGGCAACGCTCTGGGGCTCATCGCTGATCTTGAGCTGAGAGAAGATGGCCTTTATGCAATCCCAGCTTACAATGAGCGCGGCTTGAACGTGGTCTCTGAGGCCGGTGGAGTCCTGTGGAGCTCCCCTGAGTTTCTCGCCGGGGATGTATTTGACAGGGCTGGAGGAAGTCACATTGGAACCGCTCAGTTATTGGCGGTCACCCTCACACCCAGACCAGCTCAATCCCACTCTAAAATTGACAGAGTAACCCTCAATGAAAGGTTTGAAGATATGGACCTTGCTAACATGGATCTTGACGATCTCCGTGAAATGCTCATCGCCAAGGATGAGATGGTCAAGCGGCTCGAAGACCAGATCAAGCAAATGAAGAAAGACGCTGAATCTAAAATCTCTGCTGACAGCGCGGCTCTTGAAGAGCACGACAAAGACAAAGAAGAGAAGATGAGCGAAGAAGAAGACAAAGAGAAGAAGATGGCTGAAGACAAGAAAGATCACTACAAGATGAGTGAGACTGTGAGTCCTGAGCTGCTCTCTGAGTTCAACGCTCTTCGCGAGAAGAATGAGCAAATGGCTAAACGCCTTGAGACCATCGAGCAAGAGAAGCGCGAAATTGAAAAGCGCGAAGCGGTCAGCGCTCTCCTTCGTGATGGTCGTATTGAGCCAAGTCAAGAGAACGTCGCCGGCAAAGCTTGGGAGCTCAGAGAGGTTCAGCCTGAGTTCTGGCAGATGTTCAGCGAGCGTCCAGCTGGCGCGGCTGTGCCTCTTCAAGAGGTAGGTCATGGTGCAAGCGGCCGAGAGATCAACCGTCAATCACTAGACTCAGAGATTAAAAAGCTAGCTGCCGAGAAGAGCATCTCTTACAGCGAGGCTCTTAACCAATTCCGTACTTCAAACCCTGACTTCTACACTAAAGCATTTGGAGGCTGATCATGGCCAACACTGACAATATCTTAAGCTTTGTCGCTGCTGAGGCAATCACTGAGTATGCGATTGTTTCACTCAACTCACCCACCAATGATGGAAAGATTGTAATCACTGACGCGGCCACTGATGACAGGGTTATCGGAGTAGCTCAGCGCGCTTGTGCTAGCGGTGAATCTGTTGAGGTGATGATTCATGGAGTGACCCGCGTGATTGCTTCAGAGACAATCACCTTTAACTCCACTCCCCTTCTCGCTGCGGCTACTGATGGAAAGGTTCAACCTTGTGAGGCGGGTGACACCACATTTTATCAAATTGCTCGAGTGATCCCCAATACCAACCAAGTTAGCGCCAGCGCTGGAGACCAGATCAAGGTTCTCTTCACTGGGCCTAACACGCTCAACACTTAAGAGGTGACCAATGGCCAGTTCATATTCTAATCTCCATCCCGTAGACCAGATCTTAACCAGCCTTGTTGTTGAGGCTGTCCCTAGTGATGATCAGCTCATTGCTGATAAGATCTGTGAAAACATCACCATTCCTGAGCGCTCTGGGACTCTTCTTCTTGAAGAGACTCGTAACTTCATGGGCGCTGGAGCAGGGCTTGACCTCGAGCGCGCTCCAGGTTCTTCTCGAACTTCAATCGGTGGATTCGACCGCTCAAGCACAACCTTCAAGGCCAAGATCTATGCGGCTCAGGACTCCATCGCGATGGAGGACATTCTTGATTCTCAGTATCCGGGGAGTGAAGAACAGCGCATCGCTCGCAAGGTTGCACGAGTGATGAAGCTCGCAAGAGAGAAGCGCTTCGCTGATGTCCTCTTTGACTCAACAGCGTTCGCCAACTCAACACCGGCTACTAAATTTGATGCCGCTGGCGCTGAGCCGCTCACCTTCCTTCATGAGCTTAAGGATACTGTCTTTGCTGCTGCTCATGGGATCAACCCAGACAGCCTCATCTTTGGGCGCGATGTCTTCCGACAGTTAGCGCGAAACCCAGAGATCAGAGGTTATGTAGGGTCAACCTCTAGCGGGCTCGCAAGCGGCAACCGCATTCTTAATGATGAGGCTGTACTCTCTGTGCTTCGTGATGTGCTTGGAATTCCAAACGTTTATGTTGGCCAAGCTCGCCAAGATAACGCGGTACCTGGCGCGACTAGCTCAGAGGCTTATATCTGGAACGGTGAGAGCATCTTCATGGGGATCCTCAAGGGCTCTGACGCAATCGTCCAGAAGAGCGGCAACGTTAAGGGAATGCCTGTGGCGGCGCTCAACTTCCAGTTTGGAAGCATGGTGGCCGGTCAATATGACAGCCTCGATAAGACACGCCGCTATGTATACGCTGAAGAAGTTCACGCGGTTCAAGCGATTGACTCAACGCTTGGTCACGTTGTCACCAACTGCTTGACCACCTGATCCATGTTGATGCTCAGTGAGTGCACTTGTGGAGCTGCTCAGCCCACACTGTTATCAGAGGATGCTGACCGCAAAGCTATAGATGACCTGTCCCGACAGGTCAAAGGGCGGCGAGGTCCTCTGGCTCAACTCACTAGGGCCAAGCGTGATCAGCTCATTGCTGAGGTATCGGCTGAGCGGTCGTTTGAAAAAGCGATGGGCTCAGCGCGACGCGATCTCCTTGATTTAATGGATCTCGCGATATCCTCCCAAGACCCTCAACTCTTACTTCAACTCGATGATCAGCAACTCATGGATTTCATCATGAGGGGCGGCATGGGGCTGGCTGTTGACGAGTTCATTGAGAGTCAGGAGAGGATCAGAGAGGCGGCGTTGAGAGGGCTTCAAACCATTGAACCCAATCTTGACCTCAACTCAATTCCAGAGCTTGACACCATCCAAGCTCAAATCACTTCTCAGGTCTTTGAAGATGTCATCCTCCCAGACACAAAGAAAGCGGTGAGGAGCGCTCTCACCTCAATCTCTGTTGGTGTGCCAGCTGAGATCATTATGAGCGATCTCAATCTGACACTCACACGAAGCACAGGGCGCCAGCTCACAGAGGTCAAGACAGCGATCTCTCAATATGGGCGATCAATCTCAGCGGCTGCAGCTGTGGCTGCTGAGCTCGATCATTATTTATACACTGGACCACAGGACGGAATCACCAGAGCCTTCTGCAAACCTCTGGTTAACAAGGTAGTGACCAGTACTCAAATGAGTCAGCTAAACAATGGGCAGGGGCTCCCAGTGATCACCAGCGGCGGTGGCTATAACTGCCGGCACAGCTGGAGCCCAGTGACCTCTTCATTCATTGAATCCGCTGGGCTCGATGTCGCGAAGTCGGCAGATATCAGGAAGGCCAACCAAGGAGGCAAGCGATGAGGAAGACACCAACAGGTCAAGTGATTCACTTCATTTGGAATCCACGCTCACCCTACACAGGGAGCGCGACACTGACCGTTGAATTCAGCACACCCTTCACAAGCGCTCTGACTCAGCAAAGAGCTGATGTGAGCGTAACCACAATCGCCACTGATCGAAGAACGCTGACGCTCTCTGCTCCTGTCGCTGTTGCGCTCGAGCGTGATGAGGTCAGAGCGTTCCTGACTACCACTAGAGACACTTGGTACTCAGTCAAGGTCAGCAGGCTGGGAGGCTCAACCGCTGTTCTCGCTGAGCCGCTACCAAGAGAGCTAGATCTCACTTCAGCCGCCACGCTTAACTTTGCTTCAGCGGCTGTTGATATTCCAGCGGTCAACGCGGTCACCGGGCTCTATCCTTACAAGATAGCCTATGAGTCAGAGGCCGGCTCGAACGTCGTTGAATGTGGAATATTAAAGGTAACACCTCGACCCTTTGACACTGGGCTGGATCATGATCAGCTCGTTGATCGTTTCCCCCAGTTAGCTGACATGGTCCCAAGGCGTCAAAGCGATCTCTTACCACAAATCAGCGCGGCGCTTGATGAGATGATCTTGGCTATCCGTGATCATGTGGTTGCTGATGGCGTGACGGAAGATGAGGTCTTCAACCAAGGCTCATTCATGAGCGCTCACGCCTACTGTACAGCGGCGCTCGTGTACGAGTCAGCCCTCCAGCTTGATGTGGCTGAGCAGATGAGGGCGAGGTGTCAGGAGCTGCTTGAGGTCGCTCTCAGGTCAGTGACTCTTGACCTCGATGGTGATGGGGTTATTGATGAGGGAGAGATTGACCTCAGAAGAAGCGGCGGCAGCTCAACCGACTTCAGAGCGAGCTGGCGCGGCTACGTCAAGAGCGCCAATGATTCGCGGTTCACACCAACGCGAGGGATGAGGCACTGATGGCAGCTAGAGTAAATCTTAACTTGCCTCGCTCACTGTGGACCTCTCAAGACTCTTTGAGATTGGCCTCCAATACTCTGGCATCAATCAAGCTCAGAACAGGTAAAGGGCTGGACGCCAATGGCAAGCCTTTCAAGCCTTACAGCACAACTCCCATTTATGTGGCGAAGCGAGGAGCGCGGCTCAAACCAAAGGGC